TTATTACTTTAAAACAATAAAAATGAAAAATTATTTAATCTTAACAATGTTAAAGTCTAAAAAGGTGTGGTTTACAATAGCAGCAATAATTGTACCTTTTATAGCAAGAAGTTTAGATGTAGATGAAGTTCATGTAAGCGAGATGTTTTGGGCTTTAGTAGGTTTAACAGGCGCACAAGGATTAGCTGATAGTGGAAAGAAGTAACAGATACAGATTAAAACCACACGAGATACAAGTCATTCAAAAACTGCGAGAGCAAGAAGTCAGTAACGTATTAGTAATAGGAGATTTGCACGAACCTTTTTGTCTTGACTCGTATCTTGATTGGTGTATAGAACAATACCATACATATAATTGCACAGAGGTAGTGTTTATAGGCGATATAATAGACAATCACTACTCAAGCTACCACGAAACCTCAGCAGATGGTATGGGTGGCTTAGATGAGTTAGAATTAGCTATTAAGAGAATCTCTAGGTGGTATGATGCTTTTCCTAAAGCAACAGTCATAATAGGAAACCACGACAGATTAATTATGAGAAAAGCACAAACAAGTGCAATTCCTAGTAAGTGGATTAAATCTTACAAAGAAGTATTAGAAGTTCCTAATTGGAACTTTGTTGAAAGATATGTACTTAATGGTGTTCAGTTTATTCATGGAGAAGGTGGTACTGCAAGAACTAAGTGTCGTGCAGATATGATGAATACTGTTCAAGGACATTTACATACACAAGCATATTGCGAACACTATGTAGGACAAAAATTTAGAGTGTTTGGTATGCAAGTAGGTTGTGGTATAAACCACGAAAGTTATGCTATGGCTTATGCAAAATATGGTAAAAAACCTGCAGTTGGTTGTGCAGTTATTCTTAACAATGGACAAACCCCATTAAATCTTTTAATGCCATTATAGTTATCTAGTAATTTCTCTCTATTTAACTTTCTCAACTTTTTAGTATCAATATATTACAAGGCACTTATAATCGCTTAAAAGTCCTTAAAATAGCTTATTTATAAAACTTAATTAACACTCTTATTGTTAATAACTTATATAATATTTATGTTAGTATAGTTGTTAATATAAATAATAGTTGTATGTTTGCATTATAATTAATAACAAAAACTATGAAACCAATTAAAATAAAATACAAAATACAAGTAAAAGAAAAACCTACATATAATCAATGGGTAAAACACCTTAAAGATTATCAAGTAGAAGTCGGTAACCTTAAAATATATAAATTAAATGGATAGAATACCTACACCTACTCCCTTGACTAAAGAACAATTAGTTGAGATGCAAAAGCAACACGAAAGAGAAAGACAAAAAAGACTAATGACTTATGATAATACTAAGGTAGAAGCTAAGTTAGTGTACTATAAAGGTTGGATAGCAACAACAGGAACTCACTCTGTATTAGAAAAATTATCTTCTAAATTTGCAGATATAGAAAGAGGTACAAATTCTGTTGTTATGATAGGAACTGTAAGACAAAGATGTTCAGATGATACAATAGATAATATCACAGGCACTTACTCTTTAAATCTTACAGATGATATGTTAGAAGCATATAAAGAAAACAATAATCAATTATTAATAATTAAATAAATAAATATGAAAAACAGTAAAGTAGTAAACGTACAAGGTTCAGGGATGTTTAAAGAACTATATGTATTTGAAGTAGAATTAGATAACGGAGATGTAGGTAAAATATATCGTAAGTCAAATGATTCTAAATTAACTAATGGTCAAGATATATCTTACACCATTAACGACAAAGGAAGTATTAAGATTGTAACAGATTATCAAAAGAATAATCAAAGTCAATCAAGTCCACAAAAATCTGATGATGTTCAGAAACTTATTGTAAAACAATCAACACTAAAAGCTGCCGTTGATTATGATAACAAGTGTTCTCCTGAAGATGTACTTAAAAATGCTCAGATGTTTTATGACTGGGTAATGGGTTTAAACCCTGCACAAAAGAAAGTTAATAAAATAGCAGAAAAGTTTGATTCTGACTTACCTTTTTAATATGACAGATAGAGAAAAATTTGAAACCATTTGCGACCTTACTACTAATACAGTAGGGTTGCAACAAGGCTCTTTAGCTTATAAGACTAGAAAGCAAGAGGTATTAGTTCCTAGAATGGTAGCTACTGTAATAGGTAGAATAAGTAAAGACATACACCCTACTATAATCGCAGATATAATTAAAAAGGATAGGACTTCTGTAATACATTATATGAAGTATCACAAATCTAATTACGCAAGTTTTCCAGTTTATAGAGATACATTTAATAAAGTTTGGAAAGCATACAACGAACTAGAAAAAGTTAAGCTAGTATTTTCTGATAAAGAACAAATGATTAGACATTTATTAGATGCAGGTGTTAAGATTGTAGCTAAACCACAAGTAAAAATTAAAGTAATATGTGGTAAGTGTAAATACTTAGTACCTACTAACTATTTGGATTTCTCAAATAATATTGATATAATTAAGAACTCATTAAAACATTATGATTACTCATACGACATTATAACACTATGAAAGAGTTATTAAGTAGTACTGCATTTATAGTTGTAAATAAAACATTAGCAAAGAACTTAGGATTAAAAGAAACAGTCTTACTAGCTGACCTTATAAGCAAGGAAGAATACTTTATTAATAATGGAATGACTGATGGGTGGTTTTTTAACACAGAAACTAATATACAGAAAGATACTACCCTTACCCCTTATCAACAGAGAAAGGCTCTTAAAACTCTTAAAAACCATCAAATAATAGAAACTAAACGTATGGGAGTACCTGCTAAACAATACTTTAAAATAAATGAAGAACAAGTTGTGAAGTTTCTTAACAACAAGTCCTTAAGTAAATCAACAACTATTAATAATAATAAAGAAATAATATTAAATAATAAATTATCTATAAAAGAAAAATTTGAAAATTTGGTTATGTTCTTTGATTATCCTAAAGAAATGAAACAAGATTTTATTGATTACTGGACAGAAAGTTCTGATAGACCAAATGCTAAAATGAGATATGAAAAACAAAAAACATTTGATGTTAAGTTGCGACTTTCTCGTTGGGCGAAAAATTCTGCTAAGTGGGATAAACCAAAGAAAGCAGGAACTTCTAAATTAGATGCACAAATAAGCGAATGGGAAAAAGCAAAGAAATACATAGAAAAAATATAATAGAACTTGATGACTACTTTGCTTATAGTGGTAAAGTAGAAATAGATGGTAAATTTGTCAAGCCTAGTGATGATTTAATATATCAAGAAAAATCTATTATTAAAAATGATATGAGTAAGTATAAATTAAAAAACTATAGAAAATGAAAACACTTAAGGAAGAAAACACTAAAGAACTAACTTCAAAAGTCTTAGACCTTGTAGCAAAGACTTCAGTAGAGTTAGGACACAGAGCAGATGCTAAGACAATGGCATCACTATCACAAATATTTGCACAAGACTTACAAAAAGAAAACAGGTTTAGGAGAATGACATTTAACCAAATACAAGATGCGTTTCATATTGGGGTTAGGTATTGTGAGTTTGAACCTTTTTTAAATATAAAGACATTTTTTAGATGGATTATTGAACATAAGAAAAAAGTGAATGATGCTTACTATCAAGTACATACACTGAATAAAAACCCTAACCAAGTTCCTTTTTATCAGGAACCTTTAAAACTATTAAAATGAAAACAATAAAAATAACTAAGGAAGAAATTAAAACTCAAACTGATGCAATTAAATGGCATCTAAAAAACTATGGACATATAACAAGTTTAGAAGCTATAAGAGAATATGGTGCTACAAGACTAGCTAGTATTATATTTAATTTAAAAGAAAATGGCTATCCTATACACACTACAGATATTGAATTTAAAACAAGGTTCGGTAGAAAAACAACAGTAGCTAAATACTTATACTTTAAACCTAAACCTCAGTTTGAACAGAAATTAATATGGGGGTAAAAAAACCTGTAAGTAAACTAAAGAAAGAGTTAGACAAATGGTTTAGTCTTTACATTAGATTAAAAGATGCTACTAATGAGGGTGCAGTAATTTGTGTAACTTGTAATAAGGTAAGTCATTATAAAGTAGGTATGCAAAATGGTCATTTCCAGTCTAGACGTTTTATGTCAACTAGATATGATGAACAAAATTGTGCTGTTCAGTGTATATCCTGTAATTGCTTTTCCCAAGGCGAACAATTTAAATTTTCAGTATATATAGATTCTAAGTATGGTAGTGGAACTGCACAAGAATTAGAATATAAATCTAGACAAGCATTTAAAATGATGCGTATAGACTATGTAGAGAAGATAAGTTATTACAAAGACCTTGTTAATAAAATTAAAAAGGAAAAGAATATAGAATGAATAATTTTCTATATTTGAATATGACCAAACCTATATTTGCAAATACTACACACCAAATAGTTGTCAATGATTATTTAAACTTAATGCTAACATTTGCAAAAGACATATCTACTAAAGCAAAGTTTGAAAACTTTAAGGAAGTTTTAGATTGCGTTTTAGAATATCACAACAGTTACGGAGAAGATGTAAATGGTGGTAACTGGAACGATTGGTTAATGATAATACCTATTAATACTTCTGTAATGATTAATGGATATTTTGCAGGAATACAAACTAAAGGCAATTTAGAAATAGTTAGGTCTTATAAAGTATTGTTAGATAATGCGTTAGAGGTTTTGGTAAATGATTTGCGAGAAATAGAATACAATAATGAATAAAGTTTATGAAGCAGTAGCAGATTGTAGAAAGACATTTGTAAAAATGTCCTATGCTTTTACTCAGGATATAAACGAAATAGAAGAAGCCTGTTCTGAATTAATGTTATATTTTTTACAAATGAATCCTACAGTTCTTAAAGACATATACGAGAAAGATGGGCATAAAGGATTAATAAGATATGGTGCAGTAGTATTAAGAAGAAGTTTTACATCAGTAAGAAGTCCTTACTATTATAAGTACAAGAAATACTACACTAACTTAGATGCACAAGCAAGTACATTAACTTACGACATAACAGAGAGTGGAGAAACATCTAATGAAAAGAATCTATACAACATACCTAATCCTGAGGAATATAAACAATGGCAAAAGCTAGAACTTATTGACCAGGCTCTTGAAGAAATTTACTGGTATGATGCTTCTGTATTTAAGTTATACTACTATGAAGGTAACACATTAACAGGACTTGCTAAAAAGACAGGCATAAGTAGAAACAGTCTTTTTACGACAATAGACAAAGTAAGAGAACAACTTAAAGAATTGCTAGATGATTAA